AGAGCTGGCAAAGATTTACATTAAGATACGTGACGCAAAGGAAGCAACAGTTGAACGTCACAAGCAAGAGCTTGGTGATTTTAATGATCAGCTTGAAGCAATCTCAAATGAAATGCTTGAGATGTGTAAGTCGCTTGACGTATCTAGCATGCGTACCAACGAAGGGACAATCATTCGTAAAGTAACAACCAACTACAACACAAATGATTGGGGTTCAATGCACCAGTTTATTAAAGAGCATGATGCATTTGGACTATTGCAACAACGGCTGCACCAAGCAAACTTGAAGCAGTTTTTAGAAGAGCATCCTGACTTACTGCCCCCCGGCTTGTGGTCAGATAGCAAGTACACAATCGTAGTAAAAAGAAGCTAATTTTTCAGGAGAAGTGGCAATGAGCAATGTTTCAATTTTCAATCAAGAGTTACCCGACTTTCTGCGCGGCGCTGAGCTTAACGACTTAACCAAATCATTGGCTGGTGGTGGCGGTGCAAAACGCATTTCAATTCGTGGCGGCGTGTTTCGTAAGATTGTTGGCGGTGAAGAAGTTGGTAAGCTGACCGGTCGTGAGATGAACGTAATCATCATCAATGCACGTAAGAACGTATCTCGTGTGTTTTACGCAGGTAAGTACAACCCTGATGAAATTGTGCCGCCTACTTGTTGGTCAAACGATGGTGATGTACCTGATTCGCACGCTGAAGAGAAGCAAGGCAAGACCTGCGCCGAGTGTCCACAAAACATCGCTGGGTCTGGTGATGGTACGAGTCGTGCTTGCCGTTACCAACGCCGTATTGCCATACTGCTTGAAGGTGATATGACCGGTGCGGTGTATCAGTTAACGCTTCCATCACAATCAATCTTTGGTAAAGGTGAGGGCAACATCCACCCGTTCGAGAGCTACGGCAAATACATTGCTGGCAATGGTCGCAACATCAATCAGATCGTGACCCAAGTTAGCTTGGACACCGACAGCGATACACCTAAGCTGTTCTTCTCGCCTGTGCGCCACATTACACAGGAAGAGTGGGAAGTTGCTAAAGAAGCCAGTGATTCTGCCGAGGCTAAAAATGCAGTCACCATGACTGTTGCTCAGTCTGACGGTGTGAAGAAACCGTTGGTGTTAGCAGGTAAACCGCTAGATGAAGAGTTTGAAAAGCCCACGCCTAAAGCAAAAGCAAAAGTAGTTGAAGCCGAAGATGCTGAGATTGTTGAGCCTACTAAACGCGCAAGCAAGAAGCTTGAGGAAACACCTGCGCCAAAGAAAAACTTGGCATCGGTTATTAGCGCATGGAGCGATGCGTAAAACATTATGAGCTACGGATACAGTTCAATGCTCATTGAACGGAACAAGAAGGCAGATCGTCGTCATCTTGGCGTAGCTGTTGGTCGTTTGTGTATAGCCCAAAGTATTCCAGTGTCAGATGTTGCCGATATGTTAGGCGTCAGCAGAATGACGATCTACAACTGGTTTATGGGCTTGCACGAACCCCAAGCTGCTTACGTACCCGCTCTTACAGAGTACTTAAAAAAACTTAAATAATCATCGGGTATGGACTTGGGGGCTTGCCCCCTGCCTACTCGTCTCTGGAATAAACAGATGGATACGTTTGACCTTCTTGACGCTGTGCTTCCCCTTGATGGGTGGTTCGCAGTCGTTGGCATTAAGGGCAAATCCATAAAACAAGAGTTAGTCGAGACACGGGAAGAAGTAGATAAGTTTGCAGCTACATTTGTAAGCGAAGGGCGCAATGTGTTTTTTGGCTGCGCTAAGTACGCTACAGGTGAAAGCCGTAAACAATCCAACGTATTAGGCATCAAATCGTTTTGGATGGACATTGACTGCGGCGAAGGCAAAGAGCTGGTTAACTCAGCTACCAACCGCCCATTTGGTTACATCGACCAAAGCACAGGCTTAGTTGAGCTGCAACGTTTTTGCGTATTGGTGGGTTTGCCCAAACCAATTATTGTTAACTCGGGACGCGGTCTACATGTGTACTGGGTACTAGAGCAGACGGTAACTCGCAAAGAGTGGGAACCGGTTGCCGCAAGACTGAACGAGCTTTGCATCTTGCATAATTTGTACGTTGACTCTAGTGTGTTTGAGGCTGCACGAGTATTACGGATACCCAGCACTTTTAATTTTAAGTCAGACCCCCCGCTTGACGTTGCAGTAATAACAACAGGTAAGCAAATAGCATTTGATGCGTTTAGTGAGTTGTTAGGTGTGCGCCCACCGGCAGAAGCCACCATATTTAATACAGCACCACTTGTTAATGAGCCGGGGCTTAACTTCCTGACCGACTCACTTGTAGGCAATACGATACAAAAATTTAAAAACATCATGATCCGTGGCGAGGATGGGTGTCAGCAGTTGAATTACGTGTACATGAACCAAGCTGAGACGCCTGAGCCGTTGTGGTGGTCAGCATTAACTGTAGCCAATGAGTGCGTGGATCGTGACAAAGCCATTCACATGATTTCAAGTCAGCACCCTGACTATGATTATCACGCCACCGAACGCAAAGCATCACAGGGCGGTGCAGAAGGTGGTCCACATCGTTGCGCAACGTTTGAAAAGACTAACCCAAGCGGATGCAAAGGCTGCAAGTGGAAAGGCAAAATCCACGGACCGATTGCACTTAGCAGAGAAGTCGTAGAAGAGGATGACACGGTTGAGGTTGAGGTAGATGTACCTGAAGAAGATGAGACAGGTATTGTTGATAAGTTGTTGCCTCAGTACAAGATACCAGCGTACCCAAAGCCTTATCAGAAAGGACCTAACGGCGCGATTTACTTGCCCCCTAATGGTGAAGATGCAGAACCATTTTGCGTGTACGAGCATGCCCTATACGTGGTCAAGCGCATGAAAGACCCAAGTGAGGGTCACGTAGCTCTACTTAGGTTGCACTTACCTATGGATGGTGTGGTTGAGTTTGTTGTGCCGCAAGCAGTGATTGCAGTAAAAGATGATTTACGTAAAGTGCTGGCTAGAAATGGGGTGGCTGGTACTCCTACACAGATGACACACTTAGCCACATTTGTTAACGCATTTGTTAAGAACCTACAGTATTCAAAAAAGGTAGAAATTATGAGGTCTCAATTTGGTTGGGCAGATAACAACACCAAGTTTATACTTGGCGAGATGGAGTTTAGTAAAGAGGGTGTGTATGCTAGTCCACCGTCAATAGCTACAAAAGCAATAGCAGAACACATTGGCCCCGTTGGTGACTTTTCTAAGTGGAAAGAAGCTTTTAACATGTACGCCAAGCCCGGGATGGAACCGCATGCGTTTGCTGCACTGACTGCGTTTGGTGCGCCGCTATTTAAATTTACTGGGCTTAAGGGCGCGATCATTAATGTGATCTACAAGGAAGGCGGCTCAGGCAAGTCAACCACGCTGTTTATGTGCAATAGCGTCTACGGGCATCCTGAATCACTTGGGTCAATTTGGCGGGACACTAATGCTGCACGTACTCACCGCTTAGGCATCATGAATAACTTGCCGTTCACTTGCGACGAGATTACCAACATCACCCCTGAGGACTTTTCAAACTTGGCATACAGCATGTCACAGGGTCGGGGCAGTGACCGCATGAAAGGCGCAACCAACGAGCTGCGGGACAACTCAACCACTTGGCAGACTATGTCATTGTGTAGTGCCAATGCGAGCTTTTATGAGAAGTTGGCAAGCGTCAAGGCTGGCGGCAACGCAGAGATGCTGCGGCTGTTTGAGTATGACATTGTGCCTAACAACATCATCTCGACTGAAGATGGCAAGCGTATGTTTGACCATCAGCTTAAACAGAACTATGGGCATGCAGGTGAGATTTACATTAAGTGGTTGGTGAACAACCTTGAGGAAGCAGTTGAGACCATCTTAAAAATTCAAGCAAAGATCGACACAGAGCTTAAGCTAACTGCCCCTGAACGGTTTTGGTCGGCAGTTGCTGCATGTAATGTTGCTGGGGGCCTGATTGCAAATAGCTTAGGGTTAACAACGTATGACATGAGAGCCGTATACTCATGGGTGTGCAAGACAATCCAGAACATGCGTGAAGAGATTAGACCACCACTACATGACGCAGTAAGCATTGTGGGTGACTACATCAACCGTCATATGCAAAACATCCTTGTGGTAAAAGCCGACCATGATAACCGCACTTCCGCTGCCGCTTTACCAACGCTTGAGCCACGGGGTGAATTGCTCATACGCTACGAGCCTGATACCAAGCACATGTACTTTGTGACCGGTGCTTTTAGGAAGGATTGTGTTGAGCGACAGATTAACTACAAAGATACACTACGTGAGCTTAAAGAACGTGGTTTTGCTATGGGTAACCCCAACAAGCGTATGTCTAAGGGCATGAAGATTACCTCACCTGCTGTGCATACCCTAATGTTTAACTGCTCAAACTCTGAGTTCATTGACATGGATGGGCTGGTGCTACCGGAGTTAGGCGATGAAAGTCGAGATGCTAACGTATAACGTTAACTGGCGTAGCTTCAAGCACGGACATTCGTTTTTTATACCCTGCATCAACACCAATGCAGCCAAGAAAGACATCTTGGCTGTTGTAAGAAAACAAAAGTTTACGGTTGTTATGAAGGCTGTAATTGAGGAAAACGTCAGGGGTGTACGTGTTTGGCGGGTTTGACGCTATACTGCCCCTGCAGCCATGCTGCTTTTCCTTGAAGAAAAACTTTTTCCCCCACCTAAGCCGTGGGGGTTTTTTTATTTGTATGCTTCTGACCGCCCTTTTTCTACAAGCGGGTATATAAATTGTTGATTTTTAGGTGATACCGATAAGCCCTGATAGGCAGAACCAACACGTTTTTGGCGGGCTTTAATTGAGTTAGCAATAGTCTCACCGGTTATAACGTAATCGCCATAACCGTTTTTGTTGTTGTACTTAGTAATTTTGTCTAATACCTTGTCCACACCATTTTCATTGGTTTCAGTCGGTGCATTTTCATATTTTTGCAACGCTACGTCCAGCATCTTTAACATTTGATTTTTTTGCCCAGTAATTTTTACGTCAAGCTGTTTAGCTAAATAATTAGCTTTTTGTAAATCAGCTACTTCGGTGCTGGCAAAACCAAGCATCTGCGCAAACAATTTACCTGTAGTGTAAAACTCAGAGTTCATTACCTCAAGACCTTGACGAGTTTTTGCGCCTTCTTCACTAAGCCTTACAGATGTAGCAGTACCCCGTGCAAACGCAGGTAAGAAACCTTCTACTGCACGATTAAAATTACCGTCGTTAAAATCGTCAAAAGCTTCAGCAAATTTAGTACCCATGCTACCAAATGCCCCAAACGTAAAGTCATACGCTGTTTGCATTAACGCACCTTTAGAATCTTTTGACGGGTTGCTGCTTCTAAAAAATAATCCATCTAAAGATGTAGATGATCCAATGTTAAGATCAGTCAACGCAGAAATTGGACCCATTTTGACTGAGCGTGTAAGCAGTGCAGCTTGTTCTGGTGTAAGGTTTAACGCACGGGCTAAAGCACTACCATCCCCAAAGTAAGTTGGTAAGAACCATTCGCGGAACCACAAGTCAAGATTGCGCTTGCCCAATGGGTTGCCATCATCGTCTTCATCGTAATCTTCGTCATCTTCTCCACGTAACATCTCACGCACGCCTTCAGCCATACCTAAAATGGCTGAGTACATAGGCAATCCTGTCACCCCAGCAAACAACGTAGTCATGCCTAAAGTGCCAAAGAACTTAATTGCCGCATCACGTTTACCTTCTTTGTTTAAATAAGGTAGCATCCCATAGAAATTACGCACTAAGTACGAAGTCATTTGCAACGGGAAAGACATGAACTGA